GGATATGATCTTCCTTTTCCAGCAAAATCAGATGCAGCAACTGATGGATAAGGTTTATCTTTGGAACCATAATCCTCACTTCTTGATAATCCACCTCCTACGGCAAATTTATTTGGATTATACTCATTTAAACCTTTTTCTTTGGTAATTTTCTTATGTTCTTCGCCAGTTAATACTGGCTGATAAAATACATTACCAGTTTTTTTATGTGTTACTGGAGTGTAATATGAATAAGGATATTTATATGTACTTGATAAATATTTAGCTACTTCTGAATTAGGAATAACTTTCTGTGCTTTATCAATAGTATATTGATCTCCTAATTTGGTTGACATTGTCCTAAATGCAGACGCCATTTCCAATGGATCTTGAATAGGCTCGCCAAAATTATAAGCATTTTTTGGAACGTTCAAATTTCCACCATTTGGAAATGAATATTGCTGTTGCTGTCCAAGATTAGATAATCTCTCCTTAGATAAAACAGATGATTGAGCATTAAATTCAGTTTCTTTCCTAGCCTTCTTTTCAGCCTCTTTATTAGCTTTTCTAGCCCATATTCCACCAAGTATTGGAACTCCAGCGCCAAGAATTCTACTGCCAATAGACATATTTTTATTTTGCAATATTGCAGCAGGATCAAATGCACCTTCAATTGCGCCACCAATATTATCATTCTTTATTGATCGACCAATTGATGTTCCAACCCCACTAGCAGCACTTATCATTGCACCTATTGGCCCAAATTCTCCAACAATTTGTTGAGCCATGCTAGGGTTATTTCCAGTTCCACCAATACCTTGCTGTCTTGGATCAATATTATATTGATATAATCCTTGAAGTCCTCCGCCATCGGCATATACAAATGGAAGTAATCCACCTTTTTTATATGCGCGACCTTTTGATTTACATGCCATTTTTAGTATAAATTAAAAAACCTCCCAAATATAGGAGGTTTTAAGTTAATATCCAAATTTTTAACTAATTATTTTATATAAGTATAGTCTTAATATGATTAAACATATCCATTAATAAGGATGTTTTGCATAATATGTAATTATATCATGTATTCGCAAAAACTTACCTTCATCATTATCATATTCAAGAGTAACCATTATAAATGTATCTAAGAATCTATTTCCATTAGATGTTAACGGAACATCAGTTCTAAATGATCTAAGTCTTCTGGATGTGTTTCCAGGATCTCCACTACTATGTTTAACATCAATTATAACATCTTTATTCATGTAAGAATTTCTAAAATTAATCCTATCAAATGTTTCATATATAATAGGATCATTTACAGGAAATCTTTGAGTTGATGTAAACAAATCTGTCTTAAAATCTAGATTAAAGAATTGATTAACATCATTACCATTTGGATTAATAATTAATGACACAAGGCTAGTTGATTTACCTAAAGTCTTGACTTCTGAATAAACATCGCCAATTGCTCCTTTATTATGTGCAAATAAATATCTATCAGTATCAACAATGGTTTCATCTTCTATGTATGAAAATAGTTTATTTTGTAAACATAAATATGATTTAGGTACTGTTGAATATCTTGAATAGAATCTATTAGTATCACAATTGTAGCATAACGTCTTATCATGTATAGTAAATAATACCTCATTAAATTCAGGATCATAACCAATACATAATTTACTATCATTAATATGATTTAATGTAATCAAATTTTTAACTAAATTATTTAAACCAAGAGATTTAGATAATGATTTATCTAGACTCCTAACGTCAAATATTGCCTTATAATCTTCATCTATAAAGTATATTGAATCATTAGTTGTAATAATGGCTTCTTTACGTTTTATACCTAAATTATTAGATATGTAATCATATCTTGATAGTATTCCACCAGTTCCAACTGCTAATTGATTTCCACTGGTAGTAGACAATACTTCACGTTCATTAATAGATAATAATGATATTCCATTCTCTTGAAAACTATACATTTTACTTCCAAATGAAATTAATTCATTAATATCTCCATATTGAGTTTCAAGTTCTATGAAATTATTTGGTTTAAATATAGTCCAACTATCAATAGATTCTCCATTTATTTTTGGATCAGAATGCATAACTTTTACACTATTCCTACCAAGTTCTACAAAATCAAATGGTTTAATATAAGATTTTTTAGTGTCATTAGACTTGGAATATACAGTATTGTATCTATACAAATCTCCAATTTCCTCATCATATAAACCAGGTTGTCCAGCTATACCTTCTGCAACAGTTTCCTGAATAAACATACTCTTTTTATTATCAATAAAAGCATTTCCATCAAGTAAATATTTTGGTATATTATCTAACCTATATCTTAAGTCAATTTGCGATTGAATTGGGAATGATAGAAATTCTTGTCCGCCCTCTTTACCATCGTCACTGACATCATTCAATATATAATGCATTAATCCAAACATTGATGTATAAGTATCACCATATACACAATAAGCAGATTTTGTTTCTATTGGAAATACGTCTGAAAATGGTACATACACGGTATTAAATCTTGCTTCATATGTAATTCCACCATATCTTGATATATCTACATCTCTCAATAATGATGCATAAAAATACTTAAAAGTACTAGCGTCTAATGATGAAATTGCTATATCTTCTGTAGTCATAATTACTACACCAGAATTACTTCCAGCATAATTATCATCACCATCACCAACATAATGAGCCTGATTTAAGTATGAATAAGCTCCTAGTTTATTCCATAATTCTAATCTATCATCTTGAGCATGTTGAGGTTTTGTTTTAGCCCAACTATCAATACTATAATGACCATAAGATAGTGTATTTGTAATTTTTGATAAATTCCTAAGTTTAACGTTTGCAAATGTATGTGTATTTAATACTGCATTTGATGAAATATCATTTACATTACTAATTATATTTGCCACACGTATTTTACAATCATCTATACTTCCAATATTTGAATTATTAAACATTATATCTGGAGAAATAAATTGACATATTCTTTTAGATACATCTCCAGTTCCATATGGCGGAGCATCTGCATATAATGCTGCAGTATCTATCATTGTCCTATAATTAGCTGGAGTAGACGCACCATTTGCATATGGTCTATAATAACTATTTGTTGATCTTCTCCATGTATTAGATAGTAAGCCATTTGCAATAACACTTTTATCTGCATCTGTTCTTATCGCCCTAACCACTTCCCATGAAACTATATCTGGATCATCTGGAAAATTCTTTATTTCAACAAGTATTGGATAATAGTATGATAATGTATTTGTACCAGTTCCAAAATAGGCTTTATTTGTACTGTTAAAAGTATCGCTAAACAATACATCTCCAACCCATTTAACGAAACTAGACTGGCCTTTTGAATTATAGAATTTAATACCAATTCTATAAACTTCTCCAGCCATACATTCTATCATTTTCGTATACACACCTCCTACAGCATCATAAAACAAATCATCTTTAGAATGTTTTATAGTATTACTTATATTGCCTTTATAATCTAAGATTTTAGAATGATTTACAAATGTATATTTTACATTAATTCCCTCTCCGCCAAGTTCAGAACCATTGGATACACATATAAAATTATGGAGATCGTTTCTATCCTTAAGACTTATTCCATAGATATCATTATATTTGTTATGACAATCATGATTAGGCGGAACATTTTCTCCAGTAGAAACAACTTTAAACTCTTCAACTGATGCATGGTTATATCCAGCAACATAAATTAAATCATTAGTTGCAACATCAAATATTTCAGCGATTGTTCCAGATACATTAAATCTATATGCTCTAGAATCCCATAAGTCTATGGCATCAGATTGAAATGATTGTTCATCTATGTTAGCTATAAATAAACGATTATTTTTAGATTCAATTGTAGTTGGAATATATGTAGATTCATTGAATGCTACAAATTCTTCATATGAAATATTACCTACAGGATTACCTATGTCAACGCAGGAAAATGTACTAGAATTTAATTCATAATCATTAACTATGTTTATTAAAGGAACCGACGAGTAATCAGTATAATAAATAGCATATATTCTAATTCTATTAAATAAACTAATAGTATTTTGAGATATTGAAGTAATATCAATCTTTATAGAAGAACTCGTATTATCCTCAATATCATCTCCTCCATCAGATGTTTTATACGAAGTAAGTTTTATGGGAAATGATAATTGACTTATTGTTGAAGACGATCCATATTTATTAAAGAATTGATACGCATGCTGAACGACTCCTGCCTTATAATTTCCTCCAGATAATATTGATGTAGATATTGATTCTTCACCATCTAAATTTGGAATTATATTAAGTAAATCAGCCTCTCTTCCTAAATAACTTTTATTTAAATTAATATATCTAAATTCATTTAAACCATCCACCCAATAAACTTTATTTATTGAATTAGTCTCTTTTAATGCTATAGCTTGAATAGGATTATCAACATTAAAATTTAATTTAGAGATAGATGTTTCATCTGAAAATAATAAAGTCATTTCTTGTAATGAATCATCATCATATATATATATGTTATATATTTTAGAGACAGGACATGAACCGTTTACTAATATAGCATCCTCATTAATACCTAACGATGTTGTTCCTGCACAATTAACATTGAATATTGAGCCATAATTTTTAGCAACTATAGAGAATGATATATCACCTCCAATTATATCATAATATTTTGTTATAAAAGGAAAGTTGTTCAATTCATTAGCTATATCTGCTCCAGTAGTAGATGCACCATTAACTAATATATATCCATCATATCCTACTGGAGGAGGTACGCTTGAATCATATGTCTCTGATAAGTAAAATTTGTATGTGTTGCCCAAAAATGTTACCCATAATTTTTCATTATCATGAACTGGACCAGTTATACCATTTTGAGTATATGCAATAATATTATCATTCTCCTTTAGTAGAAAGAGGATCAATCTATCGTCTATATTAGTATGTCCAATTAATCTATAATTTCTACCAATAAGATCAACCTTAGCCTTAGTTCCCTTAAAATTAACTAAAGCTCCATTAGATAATTCTTCATCAGAAATTAATCTTAAATCAACAGCATCATAATATGTAGAATTGGGATATTTATTGAAACTAATATCACTATTCAATCCATCTGAAAATGTATTTATAAACTTTTCATTTGCCATAATTAAAACCTTTTACGTCTCAGTCGATACTGATTATATCTAATCTCTTGTGCGGAGGAAGTTTTAAATCCAGTAGCATGTTCATTAATTTTTGGTATTGACCTCAACCATTGATTTTTAATAGATTCCATTTTATCAATAGATGGAATATGTGCCTTGTTTCTAGCTGATGCAGCAAAGACATAATACTTTTGCTCACTATCATTGAGAACGGCTTTAAGCCCTGGACTAGCAGGATTCAATCTCCACTTCTTCCAATCTAATTTATATATAATATAATATTCTAATGCTCTCTGAAATTTAAGATCATCTGGAATTAATGGATAACCTCTATCATCAAGCGGATATGATTTATAACTCATTTCAATAAATCCGTCCTTAAAATTTGTAAAGATAGTTCCACCTTGTATTTTATATGAATATGGAATTCCAGAAAATCCTTTAATAGGCTGTTGAGTATAATAACTTAATTCAGTGGTAGGTTCACCATCTTCGTCTGGAACGACTTCTGGAATAAGTGTTATTGGATCAAAATATGTATTTCCGTCCTGAATATTTTCAACTTGAGTTAAATGGAATATATCAGTGGATTCAATCATTGGTGCATAATTGACTGGAACACCTTCTTCATCAAGATCAACTTTTCTACATCCAACCAGATATACTAATCCAGATGGAACCTGTGCTCTATAATCAACTATTTCTATAGGAGTTGGCATGTCGTCAATTCCATTTGTAGTAACATCTATATATGTCGAAGGGACACCAAGATATGAAAACATCTCTGCAGTCCACTCTATAGCAGCTTCCCAGTCAATATTTTCAAATCCAGCATCCCTAAAAGCCTTTTCCACAATTCTTTCCAGTGGAACAAATTTACCATTGTAAGCCATAATTATAAAAAGTATTCATTAGTTCTTTCATCAGACTTTATCCATTTAGCAAGACCCCTTCTACCATAGAAATAATTATCTCGCTCACCACCTTTAACTGGATAGAATATATATGCAAATTGATTTCTAACATTTGAAACTCTTCTATCCCAATACCATTTCATAATAAATCCATTACTATGTTCATTAGTATGGACTATAAGTTTTTTATTAGGAATCTGCTTAATCTCATTATCAGTTAAATCTGGATAATCTTCTCTCCATGTCTCCCATGTAGTATTCCAGTCTATAGGCATTTTAGATGTATCTAATTTACCATTTTTAAAGACAATCTTATGCTTTCTAGACTTTATTCTAATATATCCAAGTCTAAATGGCATTCTAAATTCATAAGACTCTCTAACTATTTTGTCGGATATCTTAATATTAAATGCCTTACATATTTCAACATAAGTTTTTCTATCAATTTTGGTATCAATCTTCTTTGATTTATACAACTTCCACGCATCCCATAAACCACCATCAATCTTAATTCTATGTTCTCCTCTCTCCATGTAAATTATTATGATTTAATTTCACCACTTCCATCATTAATCTCATCAGCTCGGCCATTTAAGAATATACTAAAATCCTTTGACATAACCTCTTGTTTTAGATACTCAATACCATCAAGATCTATTGGATAACTATCTACATCTGCATCAAACCCTGGAATATCTTGTGGATTTTCAAATACTGCTCTAATCACAATACTATCAACATCCCTAAAATCAGTATTCCTAGTCTTAAAGTATAAATGTTTATCTCTATAAGTAACGTATATTTCATTCTCATTAAATACACCATTGCCAACATATCTAATGTGATTAGGCCCAACTACAGAAAATGGATAAGTTTCAAATATATCAGCATCAGCTATTTCGGATATTTGAAATCCATACTTACTAGTCATTGGTTGCGGAACCTCATTTGTACTTTTAGCAAAGTAAAAAGGTTCAGTTATCTTTAACTGAGATATATCAACAGAATACTCCTGTTTATTATTCTCAGAAACATATTCTCCAGTATTAGCTCTTTGTCTAAGATATTCTGCACGCTTGGTAGTTATAAATGAATACAACAATCTAATATCAATCCTTTCATCATCGGATATCGCCCCTTCGCGTAAAAGCTCTAAAAGAGCATATGCAATTTGATCTAATGTCATAGTGCAAAAATAATATTAATTTTTATATAAAACAAGAATTACTCTTTAATTATATTTATATTCTGATATGTAATATCACCACATTTATTAATAATCTTTAATTTAGACTCTTTCTTACCAAATAATTTAGTCTTAAAGAATAATAATTTCCACTTGCGTCTATCTTGATATACTATATAAGATGATTCATCATCGAATATCTTTTCAGTTATAAATACCTTGGGTGTATCAAGTGATACATCAACAATTCCCTTGATTGTCATGCAATTATTCTTATCAATAAATTCATACTTATTAGTATCTATCTTAGTTACTGGAACTTCGACATATACTGTATCATGATAATGATTATGAATAGTTGTAATATTTTGTACGTTAGATGGTTTAACTTTAGCAATTTTAAGAATTGAATCCATTTTATAATCCATTCTATCTTGCAACTCTGAAATAGTTAATCTAATAGTTTGATTAACCTTGTTGGATTCATTATAATTATTCTCCCATCTAATAGCATTCTCCCTCTCGCTTCTCCATTGATTGAATAAGGTTGTACCAGCTATTGCCAGTACAACCACTAATCCAATTAAAATTTTATTTACCATACTTAAAATTTATAATACTTTTAATTAATTCTTTTGCAGAATTATTTTTAAACCATATTAAGGCTCCTCCAGTAAGCATTCCTATAGATGCTTCTGGCCATCCAATGTCATCCATTGTAAATACACTTACAATAGCAGATAATATTACTATTGCTCCTAATATATTTGTTATTGAATTAGCATTCATATTAGTTATGTTTATCCTGTTTAAGTCTCAAATCTTCACGAAGAGAACGTATTTCATCTAAAAACATCTTCTGTATTTCAGAGTCCTTACGTTTAAGTTCGTCGATATCCTGTTCTATAGGTTTAATTCTTGTATCAATAATTTGTATTTCCTTATTAAGTTCGTTTTTACCAACTTTATTTTCTATTGATGAATAAAAACTGGTTGCTCCCCACGAGACAATTCCAAGCATCAATAATGTTAAAAACTGAAATACAGCCAATATAATATTCTTTTTAAGCCACTCCATTATTTTTGTCTAAATAGTTTACCAATATAATCACATTAAATCAATACCGTCAGCATGAAACTATTATTATAACTAATAATCCGTTTCATAAATAAAATTATTTCTATTCTTAATTGTACCTCCACCTGGATCTCTCAATATACCAAGCAATTTTTCGTGTTTAATCATAATTATAAAATTTAAATTGTTAGAATTTTATTTAATTAAATTATCTAAATAATCTATTTGATTTTGTTTAAATCCAGCACAAAATGGTTTTTTACTATCATAGTTACTATGTTGTGCTACTTCTAAAATACTTGGAACAATTTTCTTGAGATCAATAATTAAATCTATTAATGATTTATATTGCTCTTGTGTAAATTCTCCAGATTTACCATGTAAACATATTCCTATTGAATTCCAATTCTGTCCAGTACAATGTTGTCCATACCATTTAATAGCTCTACCTTTTTGCACGTTTCCATCAGATCTTATAAAGAAGTGATATCCACAGTACACTCCATCTGGATCTGGTTTAAATCTAACTTTATGCCATTCATTTATTACAGATACATCATCATGTTTAGGATTATTACTATCGCTTACATGGATAATAATCTTATCTATAACTTTAAAAGGTCGTTGTTTCATAAACTAATTTTAAATATTATATTAAATTTTTATCTGCCCACATTTTGAATTCATATGGATTCATGAATAAATCTAAATCATACTTTCCAGTTGCCCTTAAAGCTCTTATCATATGTTCATAACAATAAATCTGTTTAGTTGTTTTACTCCCTTTCCATTTACCTATTAGAATCTTAACAATATGCCAATAAAAATTCTCAAACTCATAAGGTATTCCATCAGTTTTCTTTATATATTCCAACAATAAATTTGACTCTTTTTCGGTAAGAGCTAATTGATAAGATATATAATCAATAGCATAGTAATTATGGTATATTTGCAAGTATTTCTGCCAGGTTCTTGTATTCACACCACCTTCTGTTGCCGTAGCACCACTTGACATCAAAATACCATCTTTTTCAAATACTATTTCTGCATGCCCATAAGTTTTTATTCTAGGCAAACCTCTGCTTACGGTCCACAGCCACATTCCTACTTGAATTATCTTTGATGTTATTGAATTGCTATTGATTAATCTTATCTCAATCATTATT